GCCGCGCGTGACATCGCCCGTTACCACCGCATAGGGCATGTTTAAACCGGCGCAGATTTTTAACAGATTGCGATATTGAAATGGCTCATAAGAGCCGCCAACCTCAGTTGGCGTAGAAAAGCGAATATCACGGTCATCGCCCAGATCAATCATCGCGCCTGGTTGCATTTCCGGCAATGGTTCATCATCACCATCACCATCACCATCATCGTCATCAACGCTGATTGGGTTTTCACCACGGCCAACCAGAAAAGCGCTGTTTTCTTGCGCTCAAGCTCAGCATCATCATAGGATTCAAGCTGAAACAATTTGACCAGTGATCTTGTGATCTTTGGCGAACCGCGCAATTGTTTAGCTTGGCGGCGCTCTTTGACGTGAATGATATGTTCCGCCTCAATACGCACCCGCTCACGCGCATCAAAACCCCAAGCTGCATAGGGGCGATCATCATAAGGGTGCCAGCGCCAGAAGTGATAGGCAACGCGATGCCCATATTCATTAAATTCAATCCCCATCCTGATATAATTGCCCTCGATCTCTGCCGGTGCATCATAAGTGACATCGAGCATCTCGGCGGGATAGATTTCCAGCTTCAGCGGTAGAGAAGAAGAGCCGTCCGCCTCAACAATGCGCAGCCGGACAAAGCACTCACCGGCCATGAAGACCTCGCGCGCCACCGTTTCTTGCAGCCCATAGAAATCGCTCTCGCCTTCATAATCAGCATCATCAACCCATTGCCACCATAGATTAAGAAGTTCTTGCTTTTCCTGCTTATATCCCTTGATACGCGGATGCGGCTTGATACCATCACTCACAACCGCCGAGACCCATTCATCAACCGCCGAACCATAGATCGGCTCATTGTCATAGAGCCAGCGTGATCTTGCAACCAATGTCTCACCCACCGCCTCTATCGCGCGATTGATATGGTTTTTGGACGGGTTGAAGCCACGCATGCGCCGGCTTTGGCTTGCTGCCTCAAAATGCGGCGTTGCCCCACCGAGGACTTTAAAAGCATCCGCAAAGCGGTTTGATAAGGATTTGAATTTGCCCGCCATCAATAGCCACGCCTCACATCAAGATAGAAAACATGGGAACGGTGCCGCCCCTCTTCCTCGGCAATGGCCTCATCAAGCTCACCCATTGCTTTTTTGATTTCCTCGACAGATCTATTGTAGAGTTGCTTGTCGCCATGCCTAACTGATTGCGCCCCTGAATAAAGTGAGGCTTCTAAGGCGTCACGGCGGCTTTTCAATTCATCAAGTCTGCTGGTCACTTGTCTCACTTCCATGGGTTCAGGGTGTGTCCGCGATTTTAACAGCAACCAAGCCTCAAGACCTTGGACAATCGTCATGGATCAAGAAAAACAACAATATTTGATTGACAATCGCCGTAAATGTTGTTATTAATAACAACATGAAAGCAAGGCTCATCGAAAAATCAAGAACCCTCATTAATGAGAACGCATTTTTTGAAATTGTTCTTTGGCGATTGCCAGAGCCCGTATTGGGAAGCCATCATCCTTTCAAATACAGGTTCGCTCTCATCGTCAAAGGCGAATGTGTGTTGAGATATGATAATGAAAGAGGAAAGGGGGATCACAAGCATATCCACGGCAAAGAGATAAAAATTCACTTCTCAACGCTGGAGAACCTTTTTGATGAGTTTCAAAATGATATGAAGAGGATATTGTCATGAATATTTTGCATGTGCGTATTTCAAACTTGGAAAGCATTAAAAAACGCTTGATACAAAATGCAAAAGGGCAGGAAGACTGTCAACCTTGCCTGAATTTTCTCAACTACAGCGATATGCACAAGGTTCTTGCACCCTCAAGACTGGCTATTGTTCAGGTGCTCTCTGGCAAGGCTCCCTTATCAATCAGGGAAGTTGCTCGGCAAGTAGGCCGCGATGTCCAAGCGGTCCATCGGGATGTTACAACGCTTATCAATGCAGGGGTCATCGACAAAACGGAAAAAGGCGTTTCCTTCCCCTATGATGGACTGCATTTTGATTTCGATATAAAGGTTGCCGCCTGACGCGCAAACGTATTACCGCATGAAGGAGCTAATGGGCGCACGACCAAGTCAACAAGGATGATCATGCGCTCATTACACTAGCTAGCTAGCTTTCTTGCCATTGTCATTATCTGCGGAAACAAGGATTGGAAATGCCCTTTTTCCGTATTGTTTTGCATAAATTACTTTACCATTTGGTAAGGTTATTGATGCTCGGAAAATCAAGCCCTCTTTCTTTTCAGGGGGGAGTTTAGTTTCAGGGGGAGGTTCTGTTATTTCAGTCATAAAAATTCCTTTCGGTATCTTGACTGGTATGCCTCCGACAAGTAGAAAGGAACCATTGTTGACTACTACTTGGCGCAGACATCAGTTGTGCTTCAGCAGAACTTATGTCCTACTGGCAATCTCCAAGCCCTCTGCATAGGCGTGCAGGGGGCTTTTTGATTCACATACAGATAATAGAATCTATTTTCCATAGATTCAACTCTTTTGAGTTCTATAAGAAGCTTAGTTAACTATTTTTCCACAATAAATTTTGTATGAGTTATGCTTTTGTGTTAGAATTGAACTTATAGAGAAGGCTATGGAGTTATAGGTATGTTCTACGACATGGACGAAATGATCGCCGAGCAAAAAAAACTACTACAACAAAGGGCTATTATTGATGAACGCTTGAGTATTATTGAGGGATTAATTACCTTGAAGAGAAGGCTGGATAACACGCCACCTATCTATATTGATGAAAATACTCTTAAGTTTTTTGGAGCGCAAAAAACCCTAAAAAGACCACGCAATATATTGCCTCCATCGACAATCGTTGCCAATGTTCGTGAATTACTGATAGAAATAGGTAGGCCAATGACCCGAAGTGAGTTACTTAAAGAGCTTGAGAAGAGGAGCATACCCGTTATCGGGAAAGATCGTGCAAAAGTTGTTGGTACTATGATCTGGCGGGCAAAAGAGCCAGACGGAACGCCATCCTTCATCAATACCGAGAAAGGCTATTGGCCGTCTGATATTCCTTTGCCACAACATGAATAACAGGAAACAGAAAAATGAATAACTATGATATTGTTGTCATGCCATTGTCAGAGGAAGACGGTGGTGGATATGCTGCTTTTGTCCCTGATTTGCCTGGCTGTATGTCAGATGGCGACATGCGGGCGCAAGCAGTGGTTAATGCAGAAGATGCGATAAAAGAGTGGATTGCCACGCAACAAGAGCGTGGGCTTCCTGTTCCAAAACGCGAAGAGCGCGCCTGAAATGGATATGACGCTGACAAATATCCATTAAAATCACCTAGAATGACAGTTTTTTATTGACAACAGTCAACAAATAGTTTACTTTGCTGTCATAAAGATAAGGACGGCACAATGATTATCTCGTTCATGCATAAGGGATTGGAAGAGTTATTCTACACGCGTAAGACACGTTTGATTGATGCACAAAAACACAAACGCATCATTGTGCGACTAGCAGCAATTGATATGGCAAAACAATTATCTGACCTCAATATCAGCGGTTTTAACTTTCATTCGCTGACAGGATTCCAGCCACCCCGCTACACCATCCACGTTAATGGCCCATGGTGCATCACCTTTGAATTTGACGATGGTGACGTCTTTAACGTTAATTTTGAACAATATCACTAGAGGCAAGGAGTGAAGATTATGAATGACCTCAATAGAAGAACATGTATGCCCGTTCACCCAGGGGCTTTGCTTGATGATGTCATGATGGATAGCGGCTTGACTAAAACTCAAATTGCTGAAACTTTGAGTATTTCGCGTCAGCATCTCTACGACATTACCCACGAGAAAAAGCCAATTACCCCAAAAATTGCAGCCCGTATCGGCAAACTGTTTGGCAATGGTGCTGGGCTGTGGCTACGGATGCAAGCCGAGTGGGATGCTTATCAGGTGGAGCGCACGGAAGATTTGAGCCATATCATGACAATCAAGGCGGCTTAATAATCAATATTACCGCATGAAGGAGCTAATGGAGACAACACGGCGCTTCTTCTTGCGCGCAATGGGGGCAACGGCTGGGGGGGCAACATCTGGGCTGGAGGGCTGATTAACCTCTTCGCCACCAGCAACTTCGCCACCAGCAATCGGCAGCGGCGTTGTCTCTTCACTCTGGGCGGGCACGGCAACACTCTGGGTGGGGGCAATATCAATGCCACGCTCGAGCAAACGGTTTTCAACCATGCTTGCTTGCCGGTTTAAATTCACACCACCGCTCAACAAGCCCTGCAAGGCGGCATAAGCATAAACACGGCAGTCGAATGCCTCATTGCGAGCATAATCTCCCTTCTCCCATGAGACTTTCCTAAAACCTTTATAAAACCGCGTTACCTTGCGCTCAGCCGTCAATTGCTCAAAATATTCACGGTCTCGCGATATGTGGAAATGCGTTGCGCCGATGCCGCTTGCACCCGCACCCGCCTTTTTAAACCTCGCCGTTATCACATCTTTTGCCGCATCAACACCAATGACATAAAGGTTAATCTTGCCCTTGTTGTGGCGGCTTGGACGGCGCGGCCAGACCGGTCGGCTACCCGCCATGCCTTTAATGCCCCAAATGCGGCGCCCCTCTCGCGGGCGAACATAATTATAAACCGATTGCGTGTTCGAGCCGCCAGTATCAATGCAGCTTGCCATAATCCGCATGCCATCTTCAAAGGCCGGATGCGGCCAGCGTTGTTTCAAATACTCATCCAATAGATCCCACACTTCACCACTCGAGGGATCGCCCGCAATAATCTGGTAATCAATGTTCCAGCTTTCCTCACCGCGCCCCCAAGCAACGAGCTCCAATTCCAGCCGATCCGGCTGAACATCAATGCCGCAAGTTAACAAGGCTGCTTGCGGCGGGACAATCGGATAATCTTCTCTTTTACTATAGAGTGAATCCGTGTCCATCACCTCGCCGCTGCGATCCTCCCACACCTCGCCAAGCACGGTATTGACAAAGGGTTGTAATTTGGCCGGATCATCCCGTGCATCGAGAAAATCACGCGCGCATTCTGCCCATCGATACCAAGGTGAATAGAGCGCCGAGATATGGTAGGAGCGCAAATTGGGACGGCTGGATTCTTGGGTCGGCGTCCAGCAGGCGCCATTTTCTTCCGCCATCAAATCAGCTTTGCGATGTTCCTCATGTTCATGACCACAATGAGCGCAGACAAAGCAGGCTTTTTCCGGCTGCCCCTCC